CCTAAGTCACGGCGTGTTCTCGATGCCGAAGACGCACCCTTTATCCCCCTGCGGATGAACCGTGTTGACGGCGAGGACTATGGACGAGGCTATGTAGAGCAATACCTTGGCGACCTGCAATCGCTGGAGGCATTGACCAAAGCCATTGTGGAAGGTAGTGCGGCTGCATCTAAGATCCTGTTCCTCGTGAACCCCAACGGATCTACCCGTGCCCGCAACCTTGCGAAATCTCCTAACGGTGCAATTATTGAGGGCAACAGCGGTGACGTATCAGTTCTCCAGAGTCAGAAAGCGCAGGATTTCTCTGTTGCTCAGAATACAATCAACACCATCCAAGAACGACTGGCTTATGCCTTTCTCCTCGTTGAAGGGAGTATTCGTAATGCGGATCGAGTTACGGCAGAAGAAGTAAGGCTGGTTACTCAGGCCGTAGAACGTCAACTTGGTGGTATCTACAGCGTCCTATCACGCGAACTTAGTTTCCCGATGGTGACGTTGATTATGAACAAGATGAAGCGTGACGGTGCTTTGCCTGATATCCCTATGGATAAGATCAAGCCTGTCATTATTACCGGAATTGAAGCCCTCGGGCGAGGAAATGACCTCAACAAACTTGACACCTATCTTGCTGGTATTGGACAAGTCCTCGGTCCCGAGGTGCTTCAACAATATGTGGATGTTGGGGAATATATGAAGCGGCGTGCGTTGGCTCTTGGTATTGATATCAAGGGTCTTGTGCGTACGCCAGAACAATTGCAACAGATGCAGCAAGAGCAGATGATGCAGCAACAACAAATGATGATGGCCCAACAAGCAGGGCCGCAGATCATTGACAACATGATGTCTCAAGGAGAACAACAATAATGTCTGATTACGAAAAAATCGAAATCAAAAGTGATGCCGCCCCCGCATATTCACAGGAGCAAGTAGAACAAGTTGAGTCGCAAGCCCCGCCGGAAGCCCAAGAGCAGGTTGGCGAGGAACGACCCTCGTGGCTCCCTGAGAAGTTTGAGTCGCCTGAAGCGTTGGCATTTGCCTACCAACAACTCCAAAAGGAGTTTTCGCAGGCTCGGCAACAGCCCCAAGAAGAGGCTCCGGCTCAAGAAACTGAACCGCAACTCAGCGAAGATGTATTCCAACAACTGTCTGAAGAGTTTGATGCAACTGGCGATGTGTCTGAAGACTCGCGTGATCGTCTGGCTCAATCAGGTATTCCGCGTGCCATGATTGATAACTACGTCAACAGTCAAAAGGTTGTAGCCGAACAGGTCGTTCAGCAAACCTTTGAATCAGTTGGCGGCGAAGAGAATTACAACGCCATGCTTTCATGGGCTGCACAGAACTTACCTTCTCAAGAAATTGATGCGTTCAATGATCTGGTAAACGCCGATCAATCAACCATGCGTATGGCTGTGAACGGTATGTACGCCCGCTTTGTGCAGGCCCAAGGTGTCCCTCTATTGCAGGGTGAGACTGGGAACACTATCCCCAATAGTGGTTCCTTTCAGTCTCGTGCCCAAGTGACGGAGGCGATGTCTGACCCTCGATATAAGAAAGACCCTGCGTATCGACAGCAGGTCTATAACCGACTTCAAAACTCAAACGTCATCTAATGGAGAAATCAAATGGATAAACCCGGATATAAGACAACTGAATTCTGGCTCTCCCTTGCTGCTGCTGCCCTCGGGGCTGTCATTGCATCAGGGGTTGTGCCCACCGATGGCCCTTGGGTTCAAGCGGTTGCACTCTTGAATACTGCACTGGTTGCAATGGGCTACACAGGTTCGCGACTTACTCTGAAGAATGGAGTTAAGTAATGCCTTTTGGTACTGGAAAAAGACGCAAATCAAAACCCGAAGATAAGCCCAAAAGTTTCGGCAGTTTCGCTGACGCAGTGAAAACGGCTGGATCTTTTGCGTTAGGTGCTTTTACCGGGCTTGGGCGGGGGGCAAACAAATCCCGTAAAATCTTAGAAATTACTAAAGGAAAAAAGGTTGACACCAAATACCGTGGTGTTCGCTAATAATGAAATTTAAGGCGAGACATATATGTCAAAGATCATTGCGAGTGTACTGGTGTCTCTCCTTACTCCGTTCGTTACATATTTGGTTACAAACAAAAATACTGCGATGGATGCCCGTCCTTCTCCTCACCGTGAGCGGTGGCTTGAGCGGGTGCGGAAGTTCCAAAGTCGTATTCGTAAATGAGTCCGATGGACTCGTGAGACTAGGCTCCGATGTTCGGGGCCATGTCTATTTCTGGGATGGAACCGCGTGGGTTCTATCTCAATCCCCTGTAGACCTACCTGAAGGTTGGTTTGCAGGATCTATTGGTGCTGAAGAAGATCAAGACTAACTTTGACCCTGCTGCGGTAGGACAATCTTGGCGAACTCTCAGTCAAATCAGCCCAAACAATAACTCTAACTTTTCTTAGAAAGGAAATGTCTCATGGCTGGCGAAAACCAAGTTATGAACCCAATCGACGTTTCGCGTTTGGGTCAATTTAATGCGGCAGGTGATGCCAACAATATGTTCCTGAAGGTCTTCTCTGGTGAAGTCCTTCAAACCTTTGAAGAAGCAAACTTGATGATGCCTCTTCACACTGTCCGTACTATTACTCAGGGCAAGTCTGCCCAATTCCCCGTGATGGGTACCGCGTCGGCTAAGTACCACACCGCTGGTGAATCCATTATGGCTTCCGGTTTAGATGCAGACGCATCTGGTGGTAGCACTGGTGATGGTATCTTGAACTCAGGTAAGTACCTCTCCCGTATCAAGCACAACGAGCGTGTTATCAGCATCGACGGCACTCTTGTCTCGTCCGCTTTCATCTCTGATATCGACGAAGCCAAGAACCACTACGATGTTCGTTCTGCGTACACCACGACTATTGGTCGTGAACTCGCATATCACGCTGACAAGGCTTTGATCCACACGGTGATTGCTGGTGCCCGCGAAACTTCTGACCGCTTCGGTGGTTCGGATGCTGCGTACCTCGGTGAAGATATCACTGGTGATGGTGGTGCTGGTGGATACGACGCGGTGGAACTCATCACGACGATCTCCTCGATTGCTCAGAAGATGGATGAGAAGAACGTGCCTGCTGAAGGTCGTTACTGCATCCTGACCCCTGCAAACTACTACGTCCTCGTGAAGTCGAATAACGATGCCATTAACGTGGACTTCGGCGGTATGGGTTCTATTGCTACGGGTGAAGTTGCTCAAGTCAACGGTATCCGTCTCCTGAAGTCCAACCACATTCCTTCAGCAAACCTTGCTGGTACCGTCTTTGATGACGCAGCGATTGCTAACAACCCATTTGGTGGTTCTGCTGGTTACGCTGCTGACTTCAGCAAGACCGCTGGAATTGCTTTCCAAACCGAAGGCGTGGGCACCGTTAAGTTGCTCGACCTTGGCATGGAATCCGAGTACCAACTCGACCGTCTTGGCACCCTGATGGTTGCTAAGTATGCAATGGGTCACGGCGTTCTTCGTGAAGAATGCTGCTACGAATTGAAGACCACCTGATCTTCTCCCTGAGACTACTTGTGTAGTCTTGAGTCTCCCCCGGTCGGGGCACCTTCGGGTGTCCCGGCCCTTTTTATAAGGAGTTGAAATGCCTGAAAAAACATCAGAGTTGGATGCGGTAAACACCATCCTCTCAACGGTTGGTGAACCCCCAATCAACAGCCTCACGGGCCAACAGAACCAAGATGCTGTCATCGCAAGAAACATCTTGTCTGAAATCTCTCGTGAAGTTCAGAGTCAAGGATGGCACTTCAATACCCTGTACAACATCTCACTTAGCCCTGACAGCAGCAAGAACATCATCCTCAGTAATGAGGTGGTTCGCGTGGATAATGACACATCTGTTCCTCGGGATGGCAGCGTGTCTGCCGTCAACGAGTCTCGGTCTGTTATCCAGCGTGGCAACAAACTATTTGACAAGACCAACAATACCTTTGAGTTCAGTTCGTCTATCCGGCTGACTCTCGTGTACCTCTACCCATTTGAGGAGTTACCAGAACCCGCACGCCGATACGTTAATATCAAGGCTGCTCGTGTGTTCCAAGACCGCTTGGTTGGATCACAGAAAGGTAACATGTTTACTATGCAGGACGAGATGCGGGCACTCTCGATCCTAAAGGAATACGAAGGTGATACCGCAGATCACTCTATCTTTGATAACCAAGATGTTCTCAGTATCGTCAATCGTCGGTCTGGTATCAGAGGAGCCGGATACTAATGGCTCTGATTACGCACGATATACCGAACCTTATTGGTGGCGTGAGTCAGCAACCCGACGCGATCCGCCTCCCGAACCAGTGTGAAGCACAGGTCAATGCAATCTCCAGTCCCGTTCGTGGGCTGCACAAGCGTCCCCCTACCCAACTAATCGGCTCTACCCGGCTCATTGATGCTGTCCAAGCCGACACCTTTATTCACTCAGTGAACCGTGACTCTAATGAGCAATACTTCATTGCTTTGGAAGGCGATGGCACTGTCAAAGTCTTTGACCTTGCGGGTGCTTCGCAGACAGTAACGCTTGATACTGAGGACACTAATCTTGCCACCTACTTTACGAAGCAAGGATCGGACCCTGCACCCAAAGACTTGTTCAGGGCTGTCACTATTGCTGATGTAACCTTTATTGCCAACACCAAGAAGACGGTGGTGATGGCGGACACCCTGTCTGCATCATCATTGCAATCTAACGAACGCATCGTGCATGTGAAGAACGCCCCCGGTAATTACAATAGTTGCAAGATTGAGATCAAGTTGAATGGTACTGATCTTGGGTTTACTAACAATAAAAGAGACTCGTTAACTGACTCAGGTACAGGTGCTGTGTTTGATTCATCAACTGATAAAAATGACTATTTGGCTGTTGTTTCGGCAAATGAATTTGGCAGTAAGCATGATTCAATCGTACCCGTAGATTCTGCTCTCGAATCTCCCGTATGGGCTACGAAAGAAAAACTAAAGATCTCCACGGACACTAAAGAAACCACTGAACAGATCCGTGCGTTCTTGAGCGGTAAGACTTTTGATATTACTACTGACGGCGTAACTGTTACCCATACTCTGGTAGTCAACGCCGCCGACTCCAAGACCAATGTTATCCATGTCTACTGCACCACCGCTGACTTCAACTTGACTATCTCAGACGGTCAAGGAGGGAACGTGGTGGCAGTAATCAAGGACGAAGTAGAGAAGTTCTCCCAACTTCCAAATGAATCACCCCACGGAATTATCCTGAAAGTCGAAGGAAACCCCGAGGCTGAGATTGATGACTATTACGTCAAGTTCGTTGCTGATGGCGGTGATCCCGGTAACGCCATTCCGACTAAAGGTAGATGGCAGGAGACAACCAAGCCCGGTATCAAGAACGACTTCAACTTCGATACCCTGCCCCACATTATTGTTCGGGCAGCGGACGGTACATTCAAGGTGACTAGAGCCGATGGTTCATTCGGAGCCACCCCGGCTTCACCTTTCACCAACTTCAAGTTCTCCCCGAGACAAGTGGGAGACACCCTCACAAATCCCAACCCAACCTTTGTCGATAACACTATTGACGATCTGTCGTTCTTCCGTAACCGACTGGTCATGCTCTCTGGTGAGAATGTGATCCTCTCTGAGACTGCTGAATACTTCAACTACTTCAGAACCACGGTGACGCAGATCACTGACTCAGAGGTCATCGACCTTGCAGTCGGCGGTACTACTGTGGCTAAACTCAAGCACGCTATCCCGTTCTCGGACAGGCTCGTGTTGTTTGCAGGTCAGGCTCAGTTCAGCCTCCAGTCACAGGGCGTGCTGTCTCCTCTCAGCACCACTATCACATCTCAAACACGATTTGAAATCAACACCAAGGTTAAGCCTACGGTTGCTGGATCATCTCTGTTCTTCGCATTCCCACGGGGATCGAACAACGGTGTCAAGCAATTCTTCAAGGTGAATGAAGTTGATATTCAGTTTGATGCTGTGGATGTCTCTGCCCAAGTGCCCAACTACATCACGGGTACTATCAAAGACTTTGCCTCGTCTACCCACGAGGACATCTTGGTGACCACAACTGAAGAAGATCCAACGACAGCCTGCGTATACAAGTATCTGTCCTCGGGTACTGAGCGTGTTCTCTCATCGTGGTCGAAGTTCACCTTTGGTGGTGAAATCTTCTCTATGTTCTTTGTTGACACAGAGTTGTATCTGGTCATAAAGTATGGCACCGACCTGTTCCTTGAGAAGATTGAGATGCAAACGGGGGCGGTGGATGGTAGTTCTACCTACACCACGACCTTGGATCGTCGTACTACTATTACCTCAGGGACATACAACGCCTCTGACAACCGCACGACCTACGACCTAAACGATCACTACACCCCCAGTGCGAACGCTCAGGCTGTCACTGCGGAAGGTCTTGTGCTTACGATTACTGATAGAAGTGCAGGACAGATGAAGGTATCCGGTAATTACACTGGCTCATCGGATGCCCCAGTCTATGTAGGTGAACCCTACACAATGACTTATGAATTCTCTAAGCCTATCCTCAAGGCTCCCAACAGGTTTGGTCAGCAGACACCTCGGGTAAGTATGGCGGGATATCGCCACCAGATCCGATATATGACTGTGGTATTCGACCAGACTTCGTTCTTCAAGATTAGAGTTACCCCTGAATACGGGGAAGCAACGGAATACCCATTCTCCGGTAGGTACTACTCAGATGGTAGTAGCATTACTGATACACTTCCAAACGTGGATGGCGACTTCCGTGTTCCGATCTTTGCTCAGTCTGATCGTGTCAAGATTGAACTTGTGAATGATGGTGCATTGCCATCAGCATTCCAAGCCGCACTCTTTGAAGCCGATGTGACGAGCAGAAGTCGAAGGGTATGATTGAATTCAGACGATCTGTATTTCCTGATATTGCCTGCATTGTCGATGACATTAGAAAAGGCGACTATGAGGAGATCAAGGCACTGGGCAGTGATCCAACTGAAGCCCTGTACGACGGTCTTGTTTACTCTAAAGCGATGACAGTTACCGAAGATAGTCACCCTGTTGTGATCTACGGTGTTGTCCAAGAGGAAACAGGTGGCCGTATATGGCTGATTGGGAATAATCGACTGAACAGATTATCACTGAGGTTCTGCAAAGAATCCCGACAACGGGTGCAGGACTATCTGGAAGAATACAAGTATCTATACAATATTGTTGACTCTCGAAATGTTGCGACAATCAAGTGGCTGCGGTGGCTTGGCTTTGTCATAGGACGAGAGTTCACATACGGACCTGAGGGTCAACTATTTAAGGAGTTTTATCAATGTTTGAAGTGCTAGCAATAGGCAGTGCGTTCTTGGGCCACATGCAGGGCAAGAAAAATGCCCGTGCCCAAGCCGAATACAACAACAAACTCCAGATTCAACGCAACGCTCACTACAACCGTCTGGTGGCTTACCAGCGGGCGATGATGAAGTGGCAACGTGATCGCTACCGAGCAGTTGCATCGTCTGCCAAGAAAGATGCTGACCAGCAATACAACGCCGTCTTTGAATCAATTGACCAGCGGCGAGATCAAGCATTTCAAACTATTGAGAATTACTCACGGCAAGCAGCAGCCGGTGCAGCGACGTACGCATCTGGTACTGACGAGACTGCGGGACAGACCAAGCGACTTGTCTTGCAGGAGTTCAAAGCCACTGAGGCTAGAGCCGCTGCTATTGTCCACGACAACCTAGAAGGGTTCATGCGGCAGGGCCAGCGAAGACTTGAAGGTATTCGTGCGGCTGCCCAGAATAAGATCAACGCTGCTATGCCCTCACCTCTGCAACCTATTGCTCCTCCAGACCAACTCCCCGGTACTTATCAACCGGGCGGTATGGACTTGGCGATGGATCTGATGAACACGGGTATGCAGGTTGCAAGTTATAACCAGCAAATCGGTGATGCAGCCGATGCAGCAGCGGGAGTTGCCCAATGAGCCAGTTACCTAATTACCAGATCACTGCCAATCCCGTGTCCAACTTTGAGACTTTTGGTGAAGGTGCCCCCTCGGCACCCGCAGCCATGCCGGGAACACCTGCGGCCCCTGTAGTCAATCCTTTACTGGGCAAACTCGCAAGCCTCTCTCAGACGGCGGCTGGGTTCTTTGCTGAGAAAGAACGTCGGCAGGCAATCAAGGATGTCAAAACAGGTAAGCAACTTTCTCCCGAGCAATATCAACAGATTCTTGAGGAGAACAGAAAGGGTAACGCCCTTAGTGTGGCGGGACTTGTTGATAAAGGAATCATGGCTCCTGCTGAAAACCCATACGTTCAGATGGGACAAAAAGTTGCTATCGCTGGCATTAATTCAGATATCATGACTGATTACATCAACGCCAACCTTGTTGCTGATTTTGAAAAGGATACTGATGGTATTCGCACATCTGATAACCCCCGTGCAGCGGGTGCCGCATACCTTTCAAGACTTCTTCAAGGTGCAGATGGCCTTAATGTTGATAAGTCATTTGAGCAGGATTATTACTACTCATCTGCACTTGAAAAAAGAATGGGGGCACTCCGGGGGGCGTTCCAGAAAAGTTTGATGGGCCTTAGGGTTGAGAGAGCATCCCTTGATTTCCAGCAAGGAATCAAATCATCAATCATCAAAGCCGTCCAACCAGTTGATGAAACTGTACCTCAAGGTATTGTTAGGGTTCCATCCATTGAAATTGAAAACATTATTGCAGACCCTCAGAATCGGGCAGCGTTTGGAAGCAACTTCCTAAATGAAACTGCCGGTTTGTACCTAGTTGAACTTGCCGCCCAAGGAAATCCTGAAGCACTGGACGCACTCAAGACTTCTAAACTTTCCAACGGACAAAACTTGATTCAAGCATCCAAGGCTGTCGAAATTGAATACGAAAGTAAGAAGCCGGTTATTGAACGGAAAATGCAGGAGGTGTTCACTCAAGGTTTGGGTGCAAGAAACCAAAAGTTGAGAGAAACAATAGAGCAGCAGTTTATTCAAGCCTTCTCCCTCAATCAGACAAGAATTGATGATATGTCGATTAAGCAAATCGCGGATCAAATGGGGGGACTGGTTTCCAGAACCACAACTGGATGGGCTATAAACCTGCCAAATAAAGATGGTGGTGTAACGCAGGCAACCATCAACATGAACGCTCTTGCAGAGGAATCAAGAAAGGTTGCGTTTGAACGCCGGTTTGCTTCGTTGATGCAACTAGATGTGCCTGATGGAATCCGAAGATCTGACTTAGGTATGGACCCGATGACCGCTAGAATTGTGGCCGCTGCTGAAACAACCAGAAACAATGGAGAATACAAAGATCAAGTTCTGGATGCTCGCCTCCGTAGAGGTGTGGGATCAATCAACGCTTTGATGTCTGACCCCGGACGAGCCTTAAATGAAGATGGCAGTAAGTCCTTAGATTATGACCAAGCAGAAGATGCTCTCATGCACTATCGAAGGATGCAGGCCGAAGTGGGAATGGCGGCTCAATACTTCAGTGCTGAAGAGCAGGCTAATTTGTACATCCTTGATCTGTTGGAACAAGGATCGCAAGGGCCACTCGGACAACTCAGCGACAGCCAAATTCCATCAGGAATTGTCTCTGCTGTTAGCCGGATGAAAGGATTTGATAGCAAATCATTTAGCGGTGAGCGTGGAAAACTTAAAGAAGCACTGAGTGACAAGATTCCAGAAAGACTGAGGGGCGACCCCGGCATGATTGCTCAACTCATTGCTATTGGTGAAGTTCAAGTGGCTCTCACTAATGGTGATGGGAAGAAGGTTGCAAACAGCCTTCTTGAAGACTTTGTGAGACAGGGTGACAACTTTATCTTTAGTTCTCTTCATGGCCCCACTATTCTTAAAGGTGAGGGTGAGGTATTGCTTAGTGATGCTGTGGAATTTGCAGCGGACATGAGTAACAAGGCTGCTGAAGGAAGTATTGCTGCGGATATTCGTGCAATTGCTGAAGAACAAATGCTGCCGGGGGAGAAAAAGTCTGATTGGATTAGAGAGAATATTCACTTTGTCTCGGCGAAAGGCCCACAAAAGGCTTTGATGCTGGCGGCTAAAGACGGGACAATGTGGCAAGGCAGCCGTCTGTACAACCGCGAGGCTCTTGAGCAGGATAAAAGAGTCCGTGTCTCGGGTGCTAGTGCCGCGAAGCAAGAGGCTGAAATCCAGAAACGTGAAGAACTAAAGGAGACAGACCAACCGGCCCCTGAGAAATTTATAAGGTCAATCGAAGAACCTTTCAGAATGCAGGGAGTTAGGGCACAGGATCAGACATTCTTCCTAGACAAGATGGAGGGGGGATTCAATAGTCCTGAAGAAGTTAGGGAGATGCAGAAGAGAAACAGGGAGACAATCGAAGGAGCCTTCGACCCTCTGAATTCATTTAGACTCCCCACTGACAGACAAGTTATTGACACATTCATGGATGTAGTGAACTGGATTGGTTCCTTTATCCCCACCGCAGACCCAGATTCAAGAATCGGGCGTGCAAAGGGTAAAGACAAATGAGCCAAAACGCATACCTTGACTTTCCTGTAGGCCCAACCCCTTCCCCCAAGATGATCCGTGATGCTATGGGGGAACCGGAAGAAAAGACACCGCTGGGTAGCCTGTTCGGTGATGCCTTCATGGATACCACGGTTACTGGCTCAGTTATCAGATACTTTGAACGACCGGGAACATTCGATCCCTCTTTCCGTATTACCCCTGAACTTCTAAAGGATACCGCTGGAGACATTCCAGTTGAATACATCCAAGATCTCTCTGAGTCCTCCAGCCTTGACGAGTTCAAGTATCGGGTGGATTCAATTAAAGAGCGTCTTGATACCCGTGAGAAGTTATCTCAGCATGGTATTGCTGGCCTTGGTTTGACCTTTGGTGCTGCCCTCTTAGATCCAGCATTCTTGGTGGGAGCCGGTGTGGCTGCCCCCTTAGTTATTGGGGGCAAAGCGGCTCAAGTTGGTGTAGCAACTCAGAGGGCACTCCGCGTGCAATCAGCACTCCGGGGGGCTGCAATCTCTGCGGCTATCGACATTCCTTTAGAAACTGCTCGTCTTGCTACAGACGATATGAGTGATTTTGAAACCTTCTTTATCAATGTGGTTGCATCAGGAACCCTTGGTTCTGGTATTGGATACGCCTTCCCAACTACTTCTGGGTTTGCAAGAAACTGGAAGCAGATGGTTGATGAAGAAAAAGGAAGAATTGCCTTATCTATGCAAGGGAAGGTATCGACAGCAACAGGCGTGACGATCCCCCAACGCAATTTAAGTTCGATGAATAAGAAAGAAGTGTTTGGGTATGCAAAAGAATTAGGCGTGCCTACCACAAGACCCGTCGCAATCAAGCGAACTGAGATCAGAACTGAAGAAGTATTCGATCCTACTACGGGTGGAAAAATGGAAGTCGAAGTGGAAGTTGCGTTACCAGTTGATGAGACTGTGGTACGCACCCCAGACTTTGATCAACCCGGACAGGTTGCCGAAGTAAAGATTGCAGGCAAACCCAAGATGGTGCCAAAGACTGAGGCACAACTTCGTAAAGACATTCAAGAGTTCCTAGATAAGTCGCCAGAAGTCCGTGCGGGAGAAGCCGCCGCTCAGGTTGTTGCCCCAGATGACAGTACATTCTTGGAGTTTGCAGATGATGCTATTAAAGAAATGGCCGATGATGTAAGCAAGCCCACCTTCTTTGGTGAGGCTCTTTCTCGCCTTCCTTTCTTTAGAGCCATTGCTAAACGAGAGGCTCGTGTAGGCACAGAAAATTCCAAGTTGCTTTTCAGAAGTATGGTCGAAGACCCCATGCTCGATAGTCGGATGCCCGACCTTGAGACTAGAGTCACAGTCAACCGAAGAACTTCAATGCTTCCTTACTACCAAGCACTGAGGGCTATAGAAGAAACTGATGGTAAGGCGGCACTTCAACTATTCAGGGAAAACATTGCTGATGCTGTCCGTTCAGGAAGACAACTGGATGGATTACAAGGTCAAGCCCAAAAAGCCCTTCAGAAATCTTTCGCTGAAAACCTTGAACACGCTAGACGTATGGGCGTTGATGTTTCTGGAATTAAGCCAGACATGAAGTTCATCCCCCGTGAAGCCAATCAGTTCGGTGTAATGGCTGCCACCGATGCTTTTGGAAAAGAGACTGTGATCAAACTCTTGAAGACTTCCCTTAAAAGAGCCAACCCAAAAATGTCGGATAGTAAAATTACAAGCGTGGCAGAGGGTTGGTTTAAATACGCAGAAGATCCTGAGACTTATGTCAATGCCCGACTTGTCGGTGGCAAGAGTGCAGACAAAATCCAAGAGATTGAAAAGGTCTTGAAGGCCCGGATGACGGACAAGAAGGAAGTTGATGAAGTCCTCGATCTCCTTGTTCCCAAAGGCCACCAGCCACACCTCGGGATGACCAACAAGCGTATCAACTTTGATGAGTCAATGAGCATCACTGCTGTCAACAGTAAGACAGGTAAGAGCGAGACTCTCAAGTTCAGCGATCTGGTTGTGAATGACATGGACTATCTCCTTGAGAAGTACACTCACAGATTGACAGGTGCAGCGGGTATGACTCAAATATCTCGCGTTATTGGTGTTGAAACTGCTGGCGAGGGAGTGGTACCCACGATTGATGACTTTGTTCGGTTCATGAATACTGATGGCAAAGTCGATGACGTAACCCTGACATCTTTTGAGCAGGCGTATCGAAACATCATGGGCATGCCTCAGCGTGACTTGGTTGAGTTTGGTGAGAACTACCGTAAGGCTATTGGAACTTTGAGAGATCTGAGTTTCGTGAACGTCATGTCGAATGTTGGCGTGGCTCAGTTGCCAGAACTTGCAAACTCTATGGCCTCTAATGGTGTGCGTGCAATGCTGTCAAAAATGCCCACCCTGATGAAGATGACCAGAGATCTAAAAACAGGTAAGTGGACTGATCAGGTGGCGGCGGAACTAGAAGCATTCATTGCCCCCAGTGAAGGCATCCTCAATGGATACACAAGAAACTATCGCATGGATGAAGGTCTGGGGCTGCAACAGCCAACAGGAACTATGTATGAAGCAGTCATGCGTCCCCTGAGAGCAGTCACCTCGGGTGCTGGATCAGTGAATATTGGTGGATTCAAACTGCGAAACTTCCTTGGGATTGCCCCTATGGATGATGCTTTGAGAATTGGTCATGTCAACTCCACATTGCAGTCTTGGGTAAACCAAGCGTATAAGGTGAAAAATGGGAAACCTCTCGTAGATACATTATTTAACAAGAGCCGTTCAAGGTTTAGAGACTTAGGCTTCACTGATAGTGAACTTGATGAACTGATGGAGATACTGGCTGACGTTGATTCTGGCGTGGTGAAAGTTAAGCCAAACTCCACCACAGTTGTAGAACTGAATCTCAGTAAATTCCCAAACAAGCAACTCCGGTACAAGTTACAGTTTGCACTCCAACGAGATGCAGATCGCGTTATTCAGCGTAACAAGATTGGCAACAAGGACTACTGGTTCAACTCACCTTCAGGTGGATTGGTCACACAGTTCCGACAATTTGCACTGACAGCCGGTTACAAGCAACTCGGATACAACCTCAAGCACATGGATCAGACTGCCATCAAGATGTTTGCAGGAACGACTATGTTTGCGTATGTCGGCTACCTCATCAACATCCATATTGGTGCAAACAAATACTCAGGCATTGAGCGTGAGAAGTTCCTTGAGGAAGCATTGGGCTTCCATGAGTTCATGGATGTTGAAATACCACGGCCTCTCCTAGCAGCGGTCACTCGGGCTGGATGGTCGGGATTGTTCCCTGCGTTCATTGATAGTGGAACTGCCATGATCACCCCAGAGCGTGAGGCTTTGTTCAGCCCATACTTCCGAACTACTGGACTGGGTGTTGGCCTCATTGAGGGTATCCCAGCCTATTCATACCTATCAGACACCCTCAAGTCATTGACCGAGATCAGCCGTGCAGGAGCCTTTGAACTCACTGGTGGCAAACTCGGTGGAGAATTCACGGAGAAAGACATGAAGACATTGTTACGACTGGTTCCACTACGGAACTCAATTATCATCAACAGGCCATTGGAGCGACTTGTTGAAGAAGCAGATTTACCTAAGCGAGAGGACTAAACATGCCTGACAGTTATAAAGACTACACAGAGGGTATCACACCCACTACAGTATCGGTGAGTTTCACCAATACTGACTTTGAATACCTAGAAACAGCCCACATCAAAGTCGTGGCAACAGACACGGTGGCGGCTACCGAATTCACCTATGCCCAGTCTGATGACGGGTCAGGAGATATTGTCTTTGGTGACATAGACACATCGGCACCTCCGTTCACCGTGGCTGTATCTAACGGCACAACCACAGTTACCTTTGGCAACATTACGTTCCCCACTGGCACCAACAAACTTCGTGTCAAGCGTGTCACTCCTCGATCCTCTCTGCTGACTACCTTCAACAACGCCTCACTGCTCCGGGCGGATGACCTCAACAACAACTCTAAGCAACTCTTGTTTACTCTTCAAGAGCAGGTTGACATTGGTATTGGATCGCTTCCTCTCGATGCAGACAACAAGTTCAACGCTGGAACAAGATCCATCAAGAACCTGATTGATCCTGTAGGTGGCACTGAGGTAGCCACCAAGGCTTATGTGGATGCTCTGACTTCTTTCAGTACCAACCCAACATCTGTAGCACAGTCATATTCATTCACTATTGAGGATATGACAGAGGGTGCAGGGAATACTACAACCAAAGCACTTTCTCCTGTCCCTCTTTCAAGCATCAATGAGATGTTCATTGTGAGTATCCAAGGCGTAGTGCAACAACCAAACACTGACTATACGGTGTCTTCTGGTGGACTGTTTACTCTTCTAAATGGGCAAAGTACCGATCTTGCTGATGCCGACGAAGTTACGATTATTTGCTTCGGTAACAGTAAGTCTGTCTTTGAGTTCCCAGTGACAGGGACGGCTGCATCTGCAACTGAAACACCCCTGACCATCAAGGGTGCTGCTAGTCAGTCTGAACCTTTGCTCAAAGTTGTGGATAGTTCAGATGCTCAACTTGCCAAGGTAGACCAGACTGGTGCTATTCAATGTGTAACCCTGAATACGACTGGGGCAGCAGATGTGGATGGCAACCTAAATGTTGATGGCACGCTGACTGTCGATGGCACTTCAACTCTGACCGGCAATACGTCTGTCGGTGGCACTCTGAATGTCACGGGAACAACCACCGTTCAAGACCTTACTGTTTCTGGGAGTGCAACTATTGCGGGACTTACAACCCTTCCAGTGGGGGCAGTTACTCCGTTTGCAGGCCCAACTGAAAAGTTGCCTGCGGGATATCTATTCTGTGATGGTGCTGCTGTCAGTAGGGATACCTATTCAACCCTGTTTGGAATTATTGGGGAAAACTATGGAGCCGGTGATGGTACCAGCACATTCAATCTTCCTAACATGCAGAACAGATTCCCGATTGGGGTCGGCACAAATGGTTTGGGTGCTACTGGTAATGGTGAGACTACGTTGGTAGAAGAAAATCTACCTCCACACCAACACAGTACGGATACATCTGCGAAAGTCACTATTAATACAAAACGGTCGAGTGGGTCAAGCGCTAACGTAGACAGCCCTATCCTTCAACGTACCAGTGGCACATCAGGTACTGATATTTCTTACGACTATAACGTGACCGGTCTTTCTTCCACTTCCGGTTTAGGTAGCGGAGATAGCACTCCATTCGTTACAAACCCCCCATTCCTGTCCCTCAACTACATCATCAAAACCTAAGGAGTAACCCATGTCTTCACCAACAAAAGTATCCGCAGGGTTAACCTCTGGGGTAATCAAAACAACGGAAAAAGTAAGTAAAACTGCATCGTTTGGCTCATCAGCAAACAGCGGAAAAGTTATTCAACTAGATACTTCAGGTCTAATCCCACCAAACCTGTTGAACCCTGTGGCGGATCAGTTCCGCCTAAACGCCGATCAAGCCATCACCGCATCTGAGGTGGATCTCACAGCATGGGAGCGGGTTGATACTGCGGGCCAAGGCACCACTACAAGTCAACTGACCCAATCATCAGGAATCTTTTCGTTCCCCTCTACAGGTCTGTACTTGGTCATGTTCCATGCTTCTATTGGTCGCACCGCTGCCAACGTAGACATTATTGATCTTCGTCTTAGAGGTTCCACTGATAACTTCACAGGTAACAACCTGCTTGTGGAATCAAGTGCTGGCATCACAGGATCAACACCTTCAGAAATTGCACCGTTGGTCACTCTTCTCAATGTCACAAACACAACCAATGACAAGTTGAAGATTACCGTTGAAGCAGATGCAACTGGTACAACACTAAGAGGATCTAGTGCAACCAATAAAACCTACATCACGTTCCTACGGATCACAGGCACTTGATATGGACAGTAATAATCAAATCCTATTGGCCTTGGGCCGTTTAGAAGGAAAAGTCGATGCAATGCTTACCCGACAAAAGTACCACGATGAAGAACTGGAAAGACAGGATCAACGACTTCGTAAACTTGAGCAAGGCCGTTCTTGGCTGCTTGGGGCTGCTGCTGTTGTGGGGTCTGTTTGCTCTCTCCTCGCTTCCAAGTTAGGAATTTAACATGGCAAAACCAGCAAAAGGAAAGGCTCGCCTAAAGATCTACAAAGATCCGAAAACCGGGCGTACTCGACGTACCTCTTATGGTCAAGCAGGAAAAGCCAAGGGCGGTGGACCCCGTGTCCGCCCCGGCACATCCAAGGGAGATGCCTACTGTGCCCGCTCTATGGGACAGATGAGGGATCACCCTAAGGCTGCTCGTGACCCTAACAGTGCCCTAAGACTTAGCAGAAAACGCTGGAATTGTCAGGGAAGTAGGAGTACAAAATGAAAGACATTGAAAACAAACTACATAAAGTCCTAGCCGAACAACTCTTGGCTCGCGTTGAGTCAGGAGAGGCTACGGCATCAGAACTCAACGTCGCCCGCCAGTTCCTCAAGGACAACGGCATTGACGGCACAGTTGAACAAAGTGACCCCTTGGCAAACCTCGCCAAAATTCTTCCATTCACCGATAAGGAGGCTATGTAATGGCTACCAAAAAACTCAAAATGAACAAGCCCGTCGAGGGCAAATACTTCTACGAAAACGGCGAAGTGTGTGACACTGGCTTCCACATGGGCCTCGGTCAAGTACGTCGTGCCGGTATTACCCACACCGATGGTGCCCCTCGTGTTTACACCTATAACGAACTTATGGTGATGCAGGAACGAACCGGCGAAGGTAAGCGGACCTTGGGTGACTAACATGTCAAAAAATAAACTAAAGGTAAAGTCGAGCAGCCCCAA